GATGATATTGATTATTGGGTTCAGCCATGGGAAGTAGAAGCACATGGCATGGAACCTGGATTATTTACAAAATTTGCATCTAAAGAAAAGTTGTGGAAAGTATTTGAAGGCATTTCTAATCCAAATGCGGAAATTGAAACGAAAAAATTAGGTTGGAAATAAAAAAAGTAACCTATATAAAAGAACATGAAAAATATTTTAATAAACATCTCCAATTATCATACATCAGGAACATGGTGTAGTGGGGTTCGTTTGTAAATTTTTAAGTAACAAAGTTTATACGAACCCAAGACTAAACATCTTGGGTTTTTTGTTTTCCGATTCTCGCTGGTGTAGTGGTAGCACAAGGCACTCCAAACGCCTTAGTTGCGGTTCGATTCCGTAGCGGGATGCCAAGTTTTAACAGTCTATGCCCTGTATTTGTATTTTACAACCTATAGACTGTATTTGTAAAGTGTTGTACCAAAACAACAATACCAAAAGTATTACTAGACAAACTATTCATTGTCTAGTATAATGGTCGTTTACTCGGTTCGTCTATCGGTTAGGACACATGGTTTTCATCCATGTAAGAGCAGTTCAACTCTGCTATCGAGTACCAAATTTTGGGTCGGAAGAATCAATGGTGATTCAGCGGGCTGTAAACCCGCCGCTTCTGGCACGACTGGTTCGATCCCAGTACGACCCACCAGATTTGAAATCTGCTATTACTAAATATAAGTAAAGGAGATTATTATGAAACAAAGGCAAAATAGTTTTACCGATAGTGAATTAATTGAGGCTTATAATCAAGAAAAACATTTAGGTAAATTAGCGGTAAAATTTAAAGTACCAAGTATTACCATTTGGAGAAAATGTAAAATGCTTGGTTTAGAATTCAGTAATGGTGGTGGAGATGGATTAAAAATTCCAACTAATGAAATATTGGAAGGATTACATCCACATTATCAAACTAATAAATTGAGAAAACGATTAATTCGTGATGGTGTTTTTGAGAATAAATGTTCTTGTTGTGGAATTACTGAACATAATAACAAACCAATTGTAATGCAATTAGACCATAAAAATGGAGATAGTTCGGACCATCTTAAAGATAATTTAAGATTATTATGTCCAAATTGTCATTCTCAAACAGACACATGGTGTGGTAAAAATAAACCTTAGGAGAGTATTATGAAGAAGAAAAAAACTCCTCAACCTCGAAACTACCTTGTCAAATTGGCATTGTTTCGTAAAGCAGGGAGTCACAAAAAAAGTAACAAAGCTATAAGGCGTTTAGAGAAATCTAAAAAGAATTATTATAGTGAAGTGTATTGTTCCCAAGACTTGTTATTGGCTTGATTAACCATATAATCTAATCTGACGGAGTGGTGTAAAAGATTACCTCTAATCAAGGTTACCATAATACACTTCACTATAATAATTCTGTCCATAGCACAACGGATAGTGCAATTGCCTTCTAAGCAATTGATAGAGGTTCGATTCCTCTTGGACGGACCATTTAAAATGGTTAAAGCATAAATATAATAAAGGAGTGCTTTAACCATGTCTAAGAAAAATAAGATATATCATTGTTTAAGTTGTGGTAATAATATACCATTTAAAGGTTATACTTACAATCACAAATATTGTAATAATCAATGTCAAGGTGACCATAGGTCAAAACTAGCAGATGAAAAAAACCTCGTGAAATTGTTAGAGGGAAAATTGTCTAATAGGCCCATGATAAGGAGATTATTAGGAGAAATAAAAGGTTATCGTTGTGAATGTTGTAATTTAAATGAATGGTTAGGAAAAGAAATCGTATTACAGGTTGACCATATTAATGGAGATCCATACAATAACAATCTTGATAATTTAAGATTAATTTGTCCTAACTGCCATAGCCAAACTGAAACTTTTGCTGGTGCAAATAGAGGTAATGGTCGTTGGAGTAAAGAAAATTTAGCAAGATATTATAATAAGGGCCAATAGCTTAATGGTAAAGCGTCCGACTCATAATCGGTTGAGTAATAGTTCAATTCTATTTTGGCCCACCAAAATTGCCCTTATAGCTCAGTTGGTAGAGCACCTCACTTGTAATGAGGATGTCCCGTGTTCGAATCATGGTGGGGGCACCAAGTATACCAGAATATGTATTGACATTTAACATACATAAGTATATAATAGTATTTACTGTTGGGAAACAGCAAAACTTCCGGCGCCAGTAAAGTGGTGTCCCTGTAACCGGTAAGCAGGACAATGCGGTGTGTAGATAGAACAGTTTAGGATACCCTCTTAAAAAACTTTGTGCAAACCAAAGGCACCGCTCCAAATTTATTGATTAGAGGACTATATTATGGCAACAAAAGGTACGAATCAAAGAACTCGTAAGGCAAATCCAATGTTAACCAAAACTGGCAAGACCCGTTTAGGTCCTTTGAACATCGAACAATTATCAAAACTGTTAGATGGTGCCCGTAAGAAACATATTCCTAAGATTAAGAAAGCTATTGCAAAACGTTTACAGACCCAAAAATTTGGTAAGGATGCAGAGCCAGTAGCTTCAGAATGAAAAAGAAAAAAGAAGAAGTTGTAACACCAAAAGCAAATACAGTTCCTCAATGGGGTAGAATGTTAACCAAACAGGAATTGTTAGATTTGATGGATAGAATTTACGCAAAGCAAAAAGATAGAAAAGAAAAGTAATAATGCGGTTGGGGTATAGAACCAGAGTAGGTGTCCAATCTACTCACCTAGTGCGAATCTAGGCCACCGCTCCAGATTTATGCGGGATTAGTTTAATGGTAAAACTGTAGATTTCCAATCTTCCGTTATCAGTTCGATTCTGATATCCCGCTCCAGTTTGATTGTTGTAGGCAAGGAAAGTAAACGGAGGATGGGCAGACTAGAAACTGGTCAGATACCCCACCGGCCTACATCAGTCATCATTGAGAATGTGAGAGAAAGATTAAGCAATCCCAACTGTTAGGGAACATCACCATCCTGATTAACGCAACCCACTAATTGAGGTAGAATCTTATGCTGAGAGGATTCGTAACGCCAACATCAGGAGAATCGGTAGCAAGGCTCGAAAGAGATGACCTTAAACGTCTAACTACTACACGGCTCTTAAACACCAAACAGTATTCTCAATAATGACTAGTATAAATAAATTGTATATTTTAATAGAAGGTAAATTATGAAACCCTTGCGTGACAACATTATTGTATCCAGAGTTGCTGGAGAAAAAACTACAGCATCAGGATTAATTTTAAAAACTGCTGAAGGTCCAGATAGAGCAAGAGTGATTGCTCTTGGACCTAAGGTTGATGAAGTTGCAATTGGTGATGAAGTTCTTTTAAATTGGAATAAAGCAGTAAAGGTTGAAGATGAAACCTATGTTGTTCCAATTGATGATGTAGTTTTCATTTACGGTTAAAAGTTAGCGCGGAGTAGCTCAGTAGAAGAGCGCCGGACTCATAATCCGGATGTCGGTGGTGCGAATCCATCCTCCGCAACCAATAAGGAGATTTCATGTCGGAAGATAAAAAATTTCGTGAAGAACAATTACAAAAAGTTCGTCAACTTAAACAAGTAGGACCTGCTCCTAAAATTAACAAACCAAAATTTGTTCCTAAGCCAACTGTAATGAGGAAAGCCGGCCGAGGTCGTTAAGTTTTGTAATTTTTTTGTCACATTAGGATTGTATAAATAAAATTTTAATCCCATAATTTGATATCATCATGTCCAAACTATTATTCATACTGAAACGCCGAGAAGATTATAGCGCTACTTTACATTCAAATATTGGCCTAAGCACAGGCTTATATAATTCAGCCAAATTTATGAACGACATGATGATTGATTCCGGATTCGAATCAAAAATGGTTGTTGTTCCCGACAATAATTCAATTGACCGAGAAGTATATCAATATAAACCAACCCATGTAATCATCGAAGCATTATGGGTTGTTCCTACCAAATTTGCAATTCTTCAAAAATTACATCCAAATGTAAAATGGATTATTCGCCTACATTCCGAAATGCCTTTTATGGCAGGAGAAGGAATGGCGATGGATTGGATTGCTGAATATGCACGATTCAAGAATATTATTATTGCTTGTAATGCGCCAAGAATGTTGAGAGAAATTGAATTTTATATTGGTAAAGAAAAAACAATTTATTTACCAAATTATTATCCTCAAAATTTTGTACATAAACCATTTGATAAAAACAAAGATACGATTGATGTTGCCTGTTTTGGTGCAATCCGTCCATTGAAAAATCACTTAGTTCAAGTCTTTGGTGCTATGGATTTTGCTGACAGAATTGGTAAAAAATTAAGATTTCATGTTAATGCTGGTCGTATTGAAATGAAAGGCGATTCAGTTAAAAATAATCTACGAGGTTTATTTCAACAACTTCCTTTTGAAAAATATCAATTGATAAATCATCAATGGACACCGAGAGAAGAATTCTTAAAACTTTGTGCATCTATGGATATTGGTATGCAATGTAACTTCTCTGAAACATTTAATATTGTTGGTGCAGATTTGACCAGTCAAGGTGTGCCGTTGGTTGGAAGTAAAGAAATTCCATGGTCAACCGAATTGTTTAATGCTGATCCGACAGACAGTAAAGATATTAGTGATACATTGTTGAGGACATATTATTTCCCGCAAATTAATGCAAAACTAAATCAATATAAATTGAAGATGTATACAAATAATACGAAAAAAATCTGGAATAAATACTTTTTTTAGGAGAATAAGAATGTCGCATCACCACGTAAAACGCCATCGTTGGGTTAACGGAACACTAACCACCTACACCAATTCTTTTGAATCATTGCAAGAAGCTAAAGATTTTGCTATCTACGCTTCATCGTTTGACAATGATGGAGTCCGTATTTACAATCAAGATGGTGAGTGTGTTCATGAAGAAGTAGCTTCTTCTTTTGACACTTACGCTTAACTACTTAGAAGTGGCTCGATAAGTACCGTCCCAATTATCGGGCTTTCCTTCTTCCAATCTTTCTAACATATTCTCGTAGTAATAGTTTATGTTCTTCCACCGATGGATATTTCGATACTTCCAACATAAGTTCTTCATTAAGAAAATAATAATGTATACCTACCACCAATAATGATTGACATTAAATGCATTGTATAGTATAATTGTCAATTGGATTATTATTTTATCAAAGGAAAACTATTATGGAAGTATTAGCACTAAAATTAATTACTGGAGAAGATGTTCTCGGTGAAATCGAATCTCAATCGGATACCGAATTTGTATTAATTAATCCCGTTGGTATCGTTACTGTTCGTGGTAAAGATGGCCAACCTTCTGTTGGTTTTTCACCATTCCCAATTCATTCTGAACAAAAATCAGGTGCAACTATTGCCTTAGCTAAGAGAAATGTAGTATACTCCTATGTTCCAGCGGAAGATTTTATTACCAACTACAACCAAATCTTTGGTTCTGGTATTGTTCTTCCACCAGCAAAACAACTAATCACAGGCTAAATTGAGTTTTTTCTACACAAATGTTCAAGTATCAGGTAATAACATCCTTTATCGTGGTGTCATTGATGGAAAAAGAGTAAAACAGAGAATTGAATATTCTCCTTCACTTTATGTTCCTTCTAAAAGAATAACACATATCACAAGTTTGGATGGTGATTACCTCGACCAAAAAATCTTTGGTGGCATTCGTGAAGCCAGAGATTACATCAAACAATTCGATGGTGTATCTAGTGGTGTTAAAATCTATGGTAACTCCGCTTTTGAATATGCTTATATCGGTGAGAACCATAAAGGCATGGTTGATTGGGACGAAGAAAAGATTTTAACTGCCGTAGTCGATATTGAGGTGGGTTCCGAAAATGGATTTCCTGATCCTTACGAAGCCAATGAACCTATCACCGCAATTTGTATTACCTATTTACATGGACCGACTTATGTGTTTGGTTGTGGTATTTACGAAAAACAAGGCGAAGAAATCTATGTGAAGTGTAAAGATGAATATACACTTTGCAAGCGATTCATGGAACTTTGGAAGTTAAAGACACCAGACACCATCACAGGTTGGAATACCAAGTTCTTTGATATACCTTATCTCGTAAATCGTTTTCGTAAAATTCTTGGTGAAGATGAAACCAAGAAATTATCTCCATGGAATAATATCTACGAACGTAAGACCACAATTAATGGTCGTGAATTGATTGAGTATAAGATTTCAGGCCTTGCTTCATTAGATTACATAGAACTATACAAATGGTATGCACCAGGTGGTAAGTCACAAGAATCTTATCGTTTAGATGCTATTGCACAGGTTGAATTGGGTGAAGGTAAAATCTCTTATGATGAATATGATAATCTATACTCACTCTATCGTTTGAATTTTCAAAAGTTTATTGAATATAACATCAAAGACGTTCAATTGATTATTCGTTTGGAAGATAAGTTAAAACTATTAGAGTTGGCTTATACTCTAGCATATGATACCAAAACAAACTATGAAGATGTGTTTGCACAAACTCGTATGTGGGATGCGTTGACATATAATCGTTTGTTGGAAGATAATATCATTGTTCCACCTAAAGTTCACAAAGAAAAAGATGGAATGTTTGAAGGTGCCTATGTTAAAGAAGTTCAAGTTGGTATGCACCATTATGTCGCCAGCTTTGACCTAAATTCACTTTACCCCCACCTTATGATGCAGTATAACGTTTCTCCAGAAACTCTGATTGAACCCGAAAACTATACACCAGAAATGCGTGAGATTATTTCTTCTGGAGTTCATGTTAATAAGATGTTGGCAAAAGAAGTTGATTTGTCCAAACTTCAAAATGCAACACTTACTCCAAATGGTCAATTCTTCAGAACCGACCATCAAGGTTTCTTACCTAAGATGATGGAAGAAATGTATGAGGATCGTAAGAAGTTTAAGAAGATGATGTTGCAAGCAAAACAGGAATATGAACATGAAAAGGATGATTCCAAAAAATATGATATCGAAAAACGAATCGCTCGGTATGACAATCTTCAATTGGCTAAAAAGGTCTCCCTTAACTCAGCATATGGTGCTTTGGGAAGCCAGTATTTTAGGTTTTACGACTTGCGTATGGCTCTTGCTGTTACAACTGCTGGACAATTAAGTATTCGGTGGATTGAAGCCAAGATTAATGCTTGGATGAATAAGATTCTTGTTTCAGAAAATGTAGATTATGTAATCGCATCAGATACAGATTCAATCTATCTCCGTATGGGTGAATTGGTTGACAAGTTCATTAAAGATAAATCAGATAAACAAAAAGTCATTTCACTTATGGATAAAATCTGTAAGGAAAAACTTGAACCTTATATTGATGTGTCATACAATGAATTGGCCAAATATGTCCACGCATATGACCAGAAGATGCAAATGAAACGAGAAGGTCTTTCGGATAAAGGTATTTGGACTGCCAAGAAACGATATATTCTGAATGTATATAATAACGAAGGCGTTCAATACAATGAACCCCAAATGAAGGTAATGGGATTGGAGATGATTAAATCTTCCACACCATCTGCCATTCGTGAGAAAATGAAAGAAGCCATTAAACTAATGGTGAATGGAACACAGGAAGATATACACACCTTTATTGCAGACTTTAGAGCAGAGTTCAAAACCTTACCCGTAGAAGAAATCTCCTTCCCCCGTGGCCTAAATGGCCTAAATAATTATTCGGATCCGGTGACCTTGTATAAGAAAGGTACTCCAATCCATGTAAAAGGAGCAATTCATTACAATCATAATTTGAAGGTGATGAAACTTACCAAAAAGTATCCATTGATACAAGAAGGTGAGAAAGTCAAGTTCACTTATCTAAAGATGCCTAATCCATTTAAGGATACGGTCATATCATATCCATCTCGTTTACCTAAAGAATTTAATCTACAAGAGTATATTGATTACGATATGCAGTTTGATAAGGCATTTTTAGAACCTATTAAAGTTATTTTAGATTGTATGAAATGGTCTACCGAAAAAACTAGTTCGATAGAGGATTTCTTCTCATGATGTACTTAACATTTCTAGCAGCATTTCTATTATCGGGAATGGCTGCATACTATTCAGTATTAGGATTAGCATTAATATTTGCAGGTGCTTTTTGGCCTGTCGTGTTTATGGGTTCTACTTTGGAATTTGCCAAGTTGGTTACTGCCTCTTGGTTATATCGTAATTGGAAAGTTGCACCTAAGTTATTAAAAACATATTTGGTATTTGCTGTGGTCGTTTTAATGTTACTCACATCAATGGGTATTTTTGGTTTCTTGGCCAAATCACATATTGATTCTACATTAGATTCTGGTGCTAATTCTGCTGAGTTAAAAGTATTAAACAAACAAGAGAAAAATGCTACTGAAAGATTAGATTACTTGTTGAAACGGGCTGGTAATCCAGAAACGGCATCTGCGAGTATTGATAGACAAATACAAACGACACAAAAAGAACTTACCACAATAAACAAACAAAGATTGCCTCTATTAAAATCCGAAAATAAATTAAATGCGGATGTTGGACCAATCAAGTATGTGGCAGATATGTTCTTTGGTACAGGTGATGGTGCATTAGATAAAGCCGTTCGATTGGTAATCTTTACGATTATGCTTGTATTTGACCCTCTAGCTGTGTTATTATTGATAGCAGGAAATATTTCTTTAAGGCAAAAAGATGAGAAAGAAGAAGTTTCAATTCCCGTTTCGGTATCTGAACCTGTTGAGTTGTATAACGAAGCAATTCAAAAAGATGAAAAACGGGAGAGTGATAAGATTGAAATCAAAAAAGAAAACATCACTACAGTCGAGGCGTCAATGCCACAGGAAGAAAAGATAACAACACATATAGCCGAAGGTGTTTATCGTGAAGAACCGGTTAAAAAATTAGAACCTAAGTATGATTATGATGCTGAATTGGCATTTCGTGAAAAGGGAAATAAATGAGCATTTTAGATAAAATTAAAAAAAATAGTAGTATTAAAGATTCGGCTATTCTGTCGAAATCAAAATTCTTCACAAACAAAGATATGATTCCCACCTCGGTGCCCATTATCAATGTGGCATTAAGTGGTCGATTAGATGGTGGTTTAACACCAGGTCTTACAATGTGGGCAGGTCCATCCAAACATTTCAAGACAGCATTTTCATTGTTGATGGCCAAATCTTACTTGGACAAATATCCTGATGCAGCGTTACTTTTTTATGATTCGGAGTTTGGCACTCCTCAGTCTTATTTTGATTCTTTTGGTATTGATACCTCCAGAGTTTTACATACACCTCTTACTGACATTGAACAATTAAAAATTGATATCATGCAACAGCTGAATCAAGTTGAACGGGGTGAACACCTCATCATTGTAGTGGATTCAATTGGTAACTTAGCATCCATTAAAGAAGTGAATGATGCACTTGATGGTAAAACTGTTGGTGATATGTCGAGAGCCAAAGCAGTCAAATCTTTATTCCGTATGGTAACTCCTCATTTGAATCTTAAAGATATTCCAATGGTTGTAGTAAATCACACATACATGGAAATTGGTATGTTTCCTAAAGCAATCGTTGGTGGTGGAACAGGTTCATACTATTCTGCCGATAACATTTTTGTTATTGGGCGCCAGCAAGAAAAAGAAGGTACTGAAGTTGTTGGATATAACTTTATTATTAATGTGGAGAAGTCCCGATATGTCCGAGAAAAATCTAAAATCCCTGTTACTGTTCGTCATGATGGTGGCATTAGCCGTTGGAGTGGGTTACTTGATATTGCAATTGATAGTGGATTTGTTGTTAAACCATCTAATGGTTGGTACTCAAAGGTGGACGAGGATGGTGTTATAGAAGATAAAAAGTATCGTATTAAAGAAACCGATACTGCTGATTTCTGGATGCCAATTCTTAAAAACAAAAAGTTCCAAGAATCAGTACAAAGCAAATACCAAATTGCAGCCGGTGACATTATGCAAGGTGGTTCTGAAAATATTTTTGATGATGTTGTTACTTCAAACGGAGTGGAAGATGATTGAAGGCCTTGATTATTGTTACATTTATCCAAAAAATGATCCGGCTGCGGTACACATCCGACTTCTGGATGGGCAATATAAAGATACCATTTTTAAGTATGGTAAAGTAAAATTTGAGGAAAAGAATGACCTTGTCTATTTACTTTTTGGTTACGATGTGTTAGAATCCACCGTGGCGAAACCAAAGAAGTTGGAAAAGGATGCAGATTTTAAGAATTATCTTGGTGATTTACTTGTAGAAATTATGAGCTCAAATATGGAGCAGGAAGTTATTGATGAAGCTGGAACAAACGATACTAAAGAATCTGATTTACAATGATGATTACTTACGGAAAGTATTACCATTCCTAAAAACAGATTATTTTTCGGATAGTGTTGAGAGAACTTTATATGATGAAATCACCTCTTTTACCGAAACATATAATAAAACACCCACAATTGAAGCTATCTCTATTGCCGTCAAAGAGAGGCGTAATCTTACGTCTGATGAAGTACAAAGATGTGAAACTTACCTTGACGAAATTGAGAAGGCTAAATCAGAAGAATCTCAAATACCATGGCTTGTCGATAAAACAGAAAAATTCTGCCAAGAGAAAGCCATTTATAACGCTGTATTGGGGTCTATTTCAATTCTGGACGGTAAGGACAAAGCGCATGATAAAGGTCAGATTCCCAAAATACTCTCGGATGCTTTAGCAATTAGTTTTGATAACTCAGTGGGACACGATTACCTTGATGATTCTGACCAGCGTTATGATTTTTATCATAGAAAAGAAGAACGAATTCCCTTTGACTTGGACTATTTTAACAAGATTACAAAAGGGGGATTACCGAACAAAACACTCAATATTGCGTTGGCTGGAACGGGTGTTGGTAAGAGTTTGTTTATGTGTCATGTGGCCGCAAGTGCTATGGTACAAGGTAAGAATGTTCTCTACATCACACTAGAAATGTCGGAAGAAAAGATTGCAGAACGTATTGATGCAAACCTTTTGAATACTGACATTGGTGACTTATCGGAATTACCCAAAGATTTATATGATAAGAAGGTCGCTCGTGTCCGTGAGAAGTGTACCGGCAAACTCATTATCAAAGAATATCCAACAGCAGCTGCTTCAGCTATCCATTTCAGGACATTATTAAATGAACTCAATCTCAAAAGGTCTTTCGTGCCTGACATTATCTTTGTGGATTATCTTAATATCTGTTGTTCTTCTCGTATCAAGGCTGGGGCGAATATTAACTCTTACACTTACGTTAAGTCCATCGCAGAAGAACTTAGGGGTCTTGCGGTTGAATGTAATGTTCCTATTGTATCTGCTACTCAAACTACCAGAAGCGGATTCACATCGTCTGATCCTGGCTTGGAGGATACGAGTGAGAGTTTCGGGTTGCCTGCAACCGCCGATTTGATGTTTGCTTTGATTTCTTCCGAAGAATTGGAAGAACTTGGCCAGATGATGGTGAAACAATTAAAAAATAGATATAACGACCCAACATTCCATAAACGATTTACAATTGGTGTGGATAGAGCCAAGATGAAATTATTTGATGTTGAACAATCAGCACAACAAGGCCTTGCAGATGCTGGCCATGTTGGTTCGCATAATAAAATTCAACACCCTAAAAAATCATTTGATGGATTCAAAGTATGAAATTAGAAAAAGAAGATGCTTTATATTGTGCAAATCTATTGCATGATTATTTTAGTAATTTTGACCGCATTGATGAATATATGCGTAGTCAGAAAATGATTCAAATTGATGCGTTGCCAACCACCTTACCCGGTTGTGGCCTTGAGGAAGATTTATTTTCTGATTTCACCATGCACCCAAAAGATATGGATATTGAATTAATGGAAATGGACAGTTCTCGTTGGGACGATTACATTCGTGTAATCTCCTCTCACGTTACTCCTTCCTCAATTCCTGGTAGAAGTGTGAAGTTTGCGGTCAATGAAAAGAATTCAAATAAGATTTTGGGATTCATCCGTCTTGGTTCTCCTGTTATCAATATGAAACCAAGAAATGAATTACTTCAACAAGTATTTTCCCAAACTCCAGGTTTTGCAAAGTCATTCAATAATACCACAATTATGGGGTTCACTATTGTACCAGCACAACCGTTTGGTTACAATTATCTTGGTGGTAAACTCTTGGCTGCAATCTGTTGTTCACATACCATCCGTGAAGTATTGAATAAGAAATACAATATGAATCTATGCCTGTTTGAAACCACCAGTTTATATGGTAGTTCCAAAACGGTATCTCAATATGATGGTATGAAACCTTATATCAGATTCAGAGGATTGACCGACAGTAACTTCATTCCGATGATGGACGGTGATTCTTATCGTAAGATGAAAGAGTATATCGAATCAAAGACAGGTGAAGATTTGGTTGATCCTGAGGGTTCCAGTAAGAAGTTAAAGGCCACAATGAAAACTATCAGTATGGTCAAAATGGCATTAAAAGGAACACCAGAACTGGCAAAGTTCAACGAAATGATTGATAATGCCAAGAAGTTAACCGAAAAGAAAAGGTATTATACTTCCAACTATGGTTTTAAGAACTATGTTGATGTGGTTAACGGAAAAGCAGATGTGTTGATTAAAGATGAAAACTATGATAAGTTTGAGTTTGACAACATTATTGCATGGTGGAAAAACAAAGCGTCCAATCGTTTTGAAACACTCCAAAGAGAAGGTCGTATTCGTACCGATTTAGAAGTGTGGACAAATGGTGCAAATATTGACATTATCCGGTAAATGTGTATAATAAATACTCCAAAAACAACTTATGAGTATTTAAATGAAAATTCCAACTAAAGTAAATCAAGCTCCAGTAATGGGTTCCGGTGCAGGTTCGGAGGTAACCGCTCTTGCAGAATGTTTACAAGCTTATGCCTGTGCGACAAGACAATATTTGGGCACAAGTTTATCAGACATTTCTCAAATAACAGATAAAACAATAGGTGATGCCAATTGTGATAGAAGTTTACCTTCTTGTTTAAAAAGTTTAGATGACGATTGGTTTCATAGTGTTATCGTTACAGCTAATCAAATATTTCATGATGTTCCAGATAGTTCTTCACAAAAATTTACATTTCATCGTGGTGGAAAATTAGTTGGCCAAATATATTCTGAATTTGGTAAATTTAGAAAAGTTAGTGGAATTGTCGGTGATGATAAATGGAATCCCGCAGACATTTGGATGGTAAAAAAAGGATTTATTTTTAAATCGGATTGGGATTCATTGCAAGATTACAATGGATACATTTATGATGAATTTGCAAAAACCAATTTAATCGGAATTTCACTTAAAAAAGTTCCTAAAGGTTCGCCCCATGCAGAAATTTTTAATAATGGAAAACCTCCTAATGCAATATATACTGGAATAAAATTAGGTCAAAATATGTTTGATTCAAAAGATATATACATTCAATTTAAATCTTCAGGTAAAGATGGTGAAATACAATTAAGAAATTTCTCCAGTAGACCAGTAACTAGTTCTTGGCAAGGAGAAATCAAAGGTAAAACTGCTGCTGGTGGAAAAATTGGTGGTGGTAATGTAATGCAATCTGCTATTGATTCAGGAATAACAAGAGGAAAATTAATGTTTCCTCAAGACTTTCAATCGCAAATTGCAAAACCTTCCGATGCAACATTTAAAAAATTTGCAACGATGTTTAAAGAATTATCTGGATCCAGAGCAAAAGTTGAGGATTTAATTATGGAGGCTAAAAAATCTCAAAGAAAAGACCAAGTCTGGTGGATGTCAAAATACATAGGAATAGATTTCTGTTATACAATGTTAAAAGAAAAGAAACAATCTGCAATAACAAAATGGTTATTTGGTTATGGTTCTTCGGCAACAAAGAATAGTAGTATTTTTATTAAATATAGCGCATAGGTAATTTATGGGATTGATTGATTTTGATAAACTGGCAAAACAATATGCCACACAAGAAGATGACTTTGGATTCTCCGCAGTAAGTGAAGAAGATTATAATGCTCGTATTGCCAATGAAGTAAACAAGGTTACCAAACCTGTTGAGAATATGGTTGTAGATTATAAATCAAGATTGGAACAATTGGAAAATATGATTGTTCCTTTTCTCACTAAACTACATTCGACCGGAGATAAAGAATACATATATTGGCCAAATCGTAAACCTGCAATAGAAAAACAAATTGAGAAGATACTAAAACTGACTAGAGAATAATTATGAAACCATTAGTGACTGTGATTACTCCCACCACGGGAGCGCATTACCTCAGGCAAGCAATCCAATCTGTAAAATCCCAAACATACGAAAATATACAACACCTTGTGGTGGTTGATGGTGTTCATCCTAAAGCTCATGTAATTCTACAAGATTATCCTGGTTTGGATGTTATTGAATTACCCTATGCAACAGGAACAGACCGATACAATGGCCACCGAATCTACGGTGCATCCATCTATCTTTGCAAAGGTGAATATGTATGTTTCTTGGATGAAGATAACTGGTTAGAACCAGACCATGTTGAATCACTAATGGAAACCATCGAGGCAGGTAATCAATGGGCATTTTCACTACGCAAGATTACCGATAAAGATGGTAATTATATGTGTAATGATGATTGTGAATCCTTAGGAAAATGGCCTTCTTGCTTGGGTGAACAAGATTATTTTGTCGATGTGGGTTGTTATTTCTTACCTAAAAACATCGCATTACAATTAACACCAATTTGGTATCGTAAAGCCAGAGAACCAGGTGTACCAGAAGTAGATAGAATGTTGGTTCATGTTCTCCGTCAAAATAACTTGACATACGACACCAATTACCTGTATACTCTTAATTATCGTACAGGAAATACCGAGAGGTCAGTACAAAAAGAATTCTTCTTACATAACAATGAAGTGATGAAACAAAAATATAATGGAACATTACCATGGCAAAAAAAGACCTCATAATTGGTGCATTTAAGAATTATAATTACAACCAGATAAAACCTTGGATTGAATCTATCAACCAATGTGGTTTCAAAGGTGATAAAGTTCTCATTGCTCTTAATGCTACAACCGAAACAGTTAAGAAAATCGAAGATTCTGGTTTTCAAGTAATACAACCCGGTGGAACAAGTAACATGATGTTTCACATGGAACGATTTCTACATATCTACACATATCTGTTACACAATTACCAAAATTATCGTTATGTAATCACGACTGATGTTCGTGATGTGGTCTTTCAAGATAATCCAAGTCAATATTTGGAAAATGTTTTGGATATTAATGGTCCGTATATTGTGGCATCTTCTGAAGCAATCCAAATCAAAAACGAAAAATGGAATCACGACAATATTAAAACTTGTTTTGGCCAATATTTTTTAGACCAAGTTAGTGAAACACCTGTTTATAATGTAGGTACACTTGCTGGTTATTCTGAACATATCCGTGATTTGTGTGCTATGTTATATCATATGTCATCTAATCGAGCTGATTGGGTTGCAGACCAAGCCGCATATAATATACTTTTAAATTTGTTTCCCTATAATGATGGAAAATATACCCATTGGGCTCATCTGGCGGATGGATGGACTTGTAATCTCCATGTAACTAATAAACCAGACCAACTGGAACAATTTGGTCCACATCTATTAGAACCAAGACCTGTATTTAAAGATAATGTGGTTGTTACTGGTGCAACAGCTGACCCATACTGTATTGTTCACCAATATGACCGTGTTCCCGAAATGAAACAATATTTTGAAAAAAAATATGGTGTTGAAGATTTAATTACCTTTAGAACATAATGGATAATATAACTTTTGATTTTGAAATTGATGCATTTGGTGTTCACAATGAACTTGATGGTAAGAAAAATGTTATCTATGAAATTAGAACACTTCTTTGTTGTACCTTAACTGAAGGTGATACATCAGGAACAAGAAAACAATTATTTGTTATTCATATTCCGGTTGATAATTTGAATAATTTTGTAGAATATGAAAATGTAACAAAAGAACTTGCCACCAGTTGGTTGGAAAAACATCAATCAGACAACTATATCGAAGATTTAAAACGAAGAATGATAAATGATTTATATCCCAAACAACAATATCTAAAACCTAATTTTTAATTATGAAACCTACAATCGGATTTTACGACCACGCCAATACTCATCCTAATGCAACAGAATTTATGATTCGTAGTATTAGAAAGTTTTATCCTGATGCACCGATTGTTATTTCTACCGACAATGTTTCTGGTTATGAATCGATGACCAAACAATATAATTGCATTTACCAGCCACATAATTGGACTTTGGGTCCACAAACGCAACCTTTTGGTTATCGTAAAGATAAAGCAATTGAATGGTTGGATAGATTACACCAAGGTGTCAAAGAAATGAATACTGATTTCTTTACAATGATGGAAGATGATGTTGTGATATTATCAGATATTCATTTAGAACCTGAATGGGAAATGGTTGGCCATGTATTGCAATATCCAGGTCAAGTGCCTGCTTTTCCGCAAGCACTAGTAGATATGATTGTTGATTATTCTGGTGTAGTTCCCAAAAAGAATTACTATACAACAGGTGGTGGTTCTTTTTTTAAGACTTCCACCTTTTTAGAAAACTATGATAGTGTCCGTTCTTGGTTGATTACACACATTGATACGATTCAAGATAACTTTTATCCCACTCTTGGGTGGATGGATTCTTATATGACAGTATTTTATCTGTTATGTGGTAAAGATTTAACGGAGAATCCAAGGTTCTATAATATCTGGCCAACAAAGATTCCTTTCGACCTATCTACTATTCCACCTGAATACAATCTAGTTCACAACTTTAAAAATTATTATTAATATGAATGATATCACTATTGTAACTGCCTTCTTCGACATTGGCCGTGGAGATTGGACTCCTGATAAAGGATTACCACACTATCTACACCGAACAACTGAAACTTATTTGGAAAGATTTGGCCACATGGCCAAACTCGAAAACAAGATTGTTGTATTTACCTCTAAAGAGTTAGCTGCTGATATTAAATTTCTAAGACAAGATAGACCAACAGAAATTCTTGTGGTTGATTTTCCTAATTCTTTCCAAGAACTGAGGGATTCAATCTCTAAAGTACAAAAAGATCCAGAATATTTAAAACAAATAAGTCCATCACAAATTCGTAATCCTGAATATTGGAATGCTGATTATGTATTGGTCAATGCACTTAAATCAACCTTTGTAAATAAGGCCATACAATTAGGCCATGTACCAACAGATTTGGTTGCTTGGTTAGATTTTGGTTATTGCCGTGAACCTTCTACAACAAACGATGTTACCAAATGGCAATATCCTTTTACCAAAGATAAAATCCATTTTTTCAATGTTCGTGATTATGATGGAAGCTTCATCTTAGATATTATCGCAAATAATATTGTACATATGCACGGATCTATGATTGTTGCGGGTAAAGAAATGTGGCCAACATTAGAAGCATTAATTCACCATAGTGTCAATGAATTATTAAAGAACAATTTAATTGATGATGACCAAACATTGATGTTGATGTCTTATCTACAAAAACCAGAATTGTTTGAATTGCATCCAATCAAAGAATCAGACCCATTTATTATATTTAAGGAATATCAAAGTGAAAGTTGAAATTAGACACACCATTAATATTGGAGATTTCCTAAACGCATTTCCTGTATTATCCGGTTTATCAAAATACACAAATGAAAAAATTGATTTGTTGGTTCGTGGTGAAATGAAACGATTTAATGGATTCAAGGAATTTATTAAATATCAAGATTGTATCAATAGTGTTACATTTGATGATGAATACATTATTATGAATTATGAAGGTATTTCATTGAGTTCTATTACCAGAGAAGATAAAGAGAATAACAATCGGCCAACAGAAACTTGCCGTTATGAGAATTGGGTTAATGACCATTATCGTATGTTATTTGAAGTGGATGATGATTTTGTATTACAAGTGGAAGATTTAGATTTACCTGTAGATGGTGATAAACGATATGTGGGTGATAGATGGGCTGGCCCACTTATTGATGGTAGAAGAGCGTCCGGTTCACTATCACATCTTGACAATGTACACTTTTTAGATTATAATAGACCTTTGATGGAAAATGCTTACATTATCAAACATTGTAACAAACCATTCATTTCGGCATTTACGGGTACGGCAGTAATGGCCGATTTGATGAATGTGGATCAATTGGTTTTATGGACAGATGATTTAAGAATGTGGGACAATAAGCCCATCGAAGCATCATTTCAAAAACACTTCTATGGAAATAGAAAATCTAAATTATTATATCTTGGCGATTTTGAAGAAAATGGAATATGAAAACAATTGAATATAAAAATAAAATTTATCCTGCAATTCAAGGAGAAGGTAATGCAGCACAATATGCTATTCCTTTTGCAAAGAAATTTTGTCAAGGTGTAGGTTACGATATTGGATGTAATCGTTTAGAATGGGCATTTCCTGGTGCTCAAGCAATTGATTTATTGTTTAATGATGGATGGGATGCTTATAATCTTCCTGAAAATCAAGTAGATTATATTTTCTCAAGCCATTGTTTGGAACATTTACCAAATTGGGTTGATGCTTTAGATTATTGGACTTCAAAATTAAAAATTCCATATCAAACACTCAATAAAGACGGAACAGTTGGAGTTCATAATGGGGGAATATTATTTCTTTATTTACCACATTACAGTCAAGAATATTGGAGACCATGGAATAATCGTAAACATCTTCATTCCTTTGTTCCCGAAACTATCATTGATTATATGACCGATAGAGGATATAAAAACATATTTTATTCTGAACGAGATTTATTGAATTCATTTATGGTTGTTGGTGAAAAAGCATGATTGAAGGTTATTCACAGTTAACCGCAGGCCATTGGTTTCAGAGAAATCTTACAGGTCCATCACCTGATTATAGTGCTTCATATTCTCAAAACAGCTACGACACCTATGGTACCAATGATGCCATGTCGGAATTAAGATACAATCTTATTCAAAATACAATTGGTGATTTTGATAGTATTTGTGACTATGGTTATGGTAATGGTGCTTTTATGAAGCATTGTGTCAGTAATGGTAAAGATGTTTATGGTTATGACATATCAGACTATCCTGTACCGTTGGGATCTAAAAGGACAGTCGTTCCAGACAGTTTAGAAGTTGATGTAATGACATTCTATGATTGTATTGAACACATACCCCAACGCAATCTGGTCAAGTTTCTAAAGTCCAAACGAGCCAACCATTTTGTCATTTCGGTACCTTGGTTTCATGAATCTCTCGGTCCAGAGTGGTTTAGAAAATGGAAACATCGTAGAGAAAATGAACATATTCATCATTTCGATTCAGCTGGACTAATCAATCTACTAATCCAATCTGGATACAAAATAATCTATGTTGGTAACGCAGAGGATAAGGTTCGGAAACCAGTAGATAATTATCCGAACATTTTAACGGTTATTGCATCAAAAATCCAATAATTCTGCGACTATGTATCTAACCCAATCTTTCTAATCTTTGTGGTTGAAAAGATGGATGTTGTATAAATAAGCAACTGGCAACCAAAGTGTGTTGCAAATCAAAAGGAAAATCATGTTATCATTTAAGTCATTCCTAACGGAAGAAGCCGAAAAAGGTTCTGAACTTAAGCATATTCATCATGCAGAAGATAGACCATTAATGCATGGCCATGCAGGATTTGAACACGCACACGCTGCTTTAACTAAAGTTCATGCACATATTACTGGCGGCCACAACAACACTAATCTAACAACAAAGTATGATGGTTCACCTTCACTAGTTTTTGGCCATCATCCTAAGAATGGTAAATTCTTTGTTGCAACAAAATCTGCCTTCAATAAAAATCCAAAGATTAATCATACAGAAAAAGACATTGATAGAAATCATGGTCATGCTCCTGGTTTAGCCGTTGCACTCAAACACGCATTAAAGCATCTACCTAAAGTGGCACCAAAACATGGTGTTTATCAAGGCGACTTATTACATCATGCTGGTAGTGAAAAATTATCTGAAGGTTACATTGTAGAGGCAAAAGGTGATGTTTCCTTTACTCCAAATACAATCACTTATACTGCTCATGGTGATGAGGCCAAAAAGGTTAAGCACTCCAAGGTTGGTGTTGCCGTTCATACGCAATATAGTGATGATATGAAACATACCACACCTCATGTGGATATGAGTAAATTTAAAGAACATCCGGATGTACACATTCACGGTGCAGAACACGATACAAGTAAAGTAAAACATTCCGCTGAGAATGAAAAGACATTTCAGAAGCATATGACTGCTGCCAAAGAAATTCATGACACACATGGCCACAAGATGTATGACGCTGTTCATCCAAAACATAGTGGAGAAACTGGTCATTTATCAACATATGTAAATCATACTGTTCGCCACGACCAAGTACCAAGTGTTAAAGGTTTCAAAGAACACCTACACTCACAACATGAAAAAATGGCTTCAAAGGTTTCTACCGAAAAATCCAAGTCTGAAAAAACTGGTGAAGGTAAGAAACAGATTGCTCATGTTGAAAAGAATAAAGAACATTATGGTAACTTATTTTCAATGCACCATCATTTACACCAAGCAAAAAATGCATTGGTTAAATCTTTAGAAACTCATGAAGGTAGATATGAACACCACATTGCTGGTAAGAAATCTAAACCTGAAGGTTTTGTGGTACACCATGATAATGAACCAACTAAACTTGTCAATCGTGCTGAGTTTGCTAAACAGAATCTATTAAAAGTCCGTAAATGAAATCATTTTCAGAGTTACTAAGAGAGGAAGCAAAAGCTGAAAAGCATCATGCAATGACTTTTGGTCGCATGAATCCTCCTACATCCGGTCACTTGAAACTTGTAGATAAAGTTAAAGATGTTGCCGCTAAACATAATGCTTCTCATTCTGTCGTGGTATCACATTCACAAGATGCCAAGAAGAATCCATTAAGTGGTGAACAAAAAGTAAAACACTTAAAAAGGTATTCACCAGAAACTTCTTTCAAATCTTCCTCCAAAGAACATCCATCGGTCTTGCACCATGCTGCTGAATTGCATAAAAAAGGTGTAACTCACCTTCATATGGTTGTCGGTTCTGACCGAGTTAAAGAAATGCATCATATATTACACAAATATAATGGTGTAGAATCTTCTCATGGTAAGTATCACTTCAAAAAGATTACTGTACATTCCGCAGGCCATCGTGATCCTGATGCTGAAGGTACCGAAGGTATGTCTGGTTCTAAAATGAGGCACCATGCTTCAACGGGTAACTATAAAGAATTTAAGAAAGGTGTTCCTGGCCATGTTCCTGAACACCATGCAAAAGAACTCTACCATGATGTCCGTAAAGGTATGGGTGTACATGAATCTGTTGACCGTGGTTTGTTCAAAGCAATTTTTGTAACGGGTGGACCTGGTTCGGGTAAAGATATTGTAATCCGTGAAGCCATTGCTGAATCAAAGGCAGTAGAATTAAATTCCGTGCAGGCCTTTGAGTACCTTGCAGACAAACAGAAACTATCAGAAAAGACTAGTGATTTCCGTAGAGAATCTATAAGGAATCGTGGACCACTCATCATCAATGGTCCGGCCGATGACTTTAATCGTATCTCCCATATCAAAGAAGAACTGGAAGACCTCGGTTATTATACTATGATGGTATTTGTTAATACCACAAACGAAGCCAGTCAAGAAAGAAATACCAAATTATCTAGAATGATGGTCGAATCCGTCAGATATGATAAGTGGGTACAGGCACAAAAGAGTAAGGAACACTTCTCCGAATCATTTAACAATTTTGTCTATATTGATAATACAGGTACGGTTGACGCCATCGAACAAGATATAACTGAAACTTACCTAAATATCAACAGGTTTATAGACAATAAAACTTATAACGAGGTTGCAACCGTTTGGTTAGAAACCCACAATAAGTTAAATATAAACGATAAAATAGTTTCATTGTTCAAGGAAGAAATAAATGTTGAAAAAGTTAATAAGTTTCTTAAAGTCAAAACCAACCCAGCCCTCAAAGCAGACGGTCTCGACAGTATCCCGGCCGACAATCGTGCCGGTGACCCCAACGCAGACAATATCAAGTGGGACGCCCCCAAAAGAAACAAAACCTACACCTTCCGCACCTACAGCGAAGAAAGCAATCCCAAGTTCCAAATCAAGCCAGTCCCCAAAGAAAGCAACTTCTCCAAGGACAAAGAAAAAGGCAAAGTAAAAAGGTCATTGAGTGCTTCTCGTATCGGTAATCCACCAGGTGTTGGACCAGAATTCGATACAAGAACCTCAGGACAAGGTTTAACAGGTGGTGCAGGACTAGGTAATCAGACATATAGTGAGGACCAAGAATATAGTAATGCAAGTCCTAGTAGTACAGCGTTTCCATCTGGTGGGTCACCAAATCCACTAAGTAATGATTATACAGACAAACCAAAAGATTTTAAGAAGTTTAGAAAACAATTTAAAGAAGCCATTGACGATCCAGGTGCTTGTGACATGGGGGTTGGTGGTGTATTAGGTGGGGCTAGTAATAAAGAAGGCATGGACACCTATAAGGACCAAAACAGAAACATCGGTATCGAAATAAAAAAGAAAAAGAAAAAGGGAGCACAATAAATGTTTGCAAAATCCAAAATCAGCCAGTCAATAATTGATGCAGTTAGTTTAATCATTAGTGAAAAATCTGAAAAAGTCCAACAATTGGACGAAGCCGGTAATATCAAAATTCCAACACCAACAGGAACCAAAGTCCTTGGTGGTAGTTATGGTAATTCTGCAGCTGCTCACCGTGACCAAACCAAATCATCTGTTGATTCTTTAAAAGAACCTACTAAAAAAGATATTGAAAAAGATTCTCGTCTTTATGTAAAGGATACTGGTCAAAAAAGAAACTATAAAGTTCACGCTGGAAGATTTTTCTCTAATATGGATTCTGAACTTCCTACTAAAGGAAAAGAAGAACCTCGTTATAAGAATGAAGAAGTTGAGGCACATGAAAAGAAAATGCACGGTGAATCATTTGCTGCTCGTTTGATTGAAGGCCTTAAAACAAAACAAAATGAAGCCGCTGAAACCTCTGATGTTACTACTGATACATTAGCTGGTCGTTCAGAAGGTGGCAAAGATAACGATTTCAAAAAATTCAAAGTCAAACTAAAAGGTGATGGTGTTACACGACCTGCAGCTGCTACTCCAGAATTGACACCTGCAAGAGCCTCTATTCATGCTGAAGAATTTGAATTGAATGAAGGTGATAATCTTGGCGACATTGCTAAGAAACACGGCATGGAATTCAATAGAACCACTTATGGCGCTGGAATGAAACACCCAAAACATGGTGAGATTTCTATCAACCGTTATGGTGAATGGCATCACAAAGGAACTAAAGCTCAAGGTGATAGCACAGATAAATTTTCTAGTTTAGATAAACACCTTGCTACATTAAAAGAAGAAGTTGAAGGATTGGATGAAGCTGTTTCACGCAAAGACTTTAAGTTGGTTGCGGATTTAATCAAAACTCATGATAATGCTGATAAGCGTAAAGAGTTAGCAAACCACCATGCAAGTATTTTTGCACAACAAAATCCTCGTTTTGACCATGCCAAGTTTCTAAAGGCTGCTGGTGTTAATGAATCTTTTGAAGATGAGCATGGTATTCCTAGTTCACCTAAAAAGAACCAAGACATTGCTGATAAATCACACTTAAAAGATTTAGGTAAGAAACCATCTTTGAAAGGTGATATTAAAAACTTTGGTCGTTTCTTAGCAGGTAAAAAAGAAACTAACGAAGCCAAAACACTTTCACCTGGCCAAGACGATGCACCTTTTGATCCTCCTTATGCAGATGTTCCAAAGAATGTTAAAGACAAATCTGGTGCAGTTCATACACCAATGTCCCGTGCAAAAGATTTAGCTCGCAATGCTATGAATAAAGTTAAAAAAGATATGTCTGTCAAATAAGGCAAGAAGATGAACAACATAGTAAAAAAAATTAAATCAATCATTAAGGGTACTGCACCAGCGTCTACGTATGGTACAAACCCTAATGATCCTTGGTCTGCCAAAGCAGGTATTGCTGAAAGTAGTAATGAATCTATGTTGGATTCCTATCTCAATTCAAGAGGTATCAATCCCCGTTTTATTAGTACCGATACAAGAATTTCTCATGCTAAATCTTCTGAATTTATGAAATGGAAGAATGACCATCAATTTGAATCTGTACAAGAAGAAACAGATAAAAAAGATACTGTAACAATGGACATTCCTTTACTGATTCGTGTATTAGAATTGGCTCGGGAAGATATTAAATCGGATATGGACTTACACAAGGTTGTTGAGAAATTAATCAATATCCGTGATAAAGGTATGTTGACCATGGATGATTATGAATATATTGCCAAATTAAAAGAAGAATATGAATTGCAAGAAGGTCAATTCAAACGGGGAGTAATTGACCGTGAAGAAGATGCTCGTTTGAATAAGATGACTACACTTAAAAAGTTCCGTGCTGATGCTGATGCGAGAACGAAGAAACATGATGCCATTGAAAAGAATTCTGGTGGCATGACTTCTGCTATTGACCGATTACAAGCACATATGAATAAAGAAGAAAATGAAT